GGATATTTTCACATGATGGATATTAAAAAGTCAGTTGACGAGTCAATTAAAACAGCAGAAGACATGATCGAAGACTTTAACAGCATCATCTACAAGTATGAAGATTATCCCGACGCAGCACACCACTTAGATGTTATTAAGATATCAAAAGATGCTCGCGAGATTATTAAAGACCTTATTCAACATCTTCGGACTCTCGATCCGGAATATTTTGATAAGGAAATGATGATTGATCTTAATAATGCGGAAATGGAAGGTTTTGGAGTGGTGAAGTAGTGAGAAAAGGGGGGATTGTAATGGTGAATGCTAGCGCTGGATATTTGTATATCTTTTGGGATGAAAAGACAAATCGGTTTTATGACCCATGTGGCATTAGAATAGCTAATATTCACGACTACATAACCCCTCGAGACTCCTATATGTTCCGAGCCAACCCAAAAGAGTTCTGCATATTTTCCTTAATTGATGACCCAAATATCTTATGTATTATAATCTGTGATGAGGACATGTACCCATGAAAGGAGATTGATTATGAATCTTAAAATTATTGGTATAGGTTTTGGCTGTTTTGTTGCTGGGGCTGTGGCTAGTCATTTTGTTACGCGACACTTCGTTTATAAGCAAGCCGAGAAAGCTATTGATGCTGAAGTACTTAAAATCCAAGAAGAATTGTCAACATATTACGAAAAGAAAAAGGCCGAACGTCAACAACAAACCATGACGACAGCCGATAAAACACCTGTAGAGGATTTCAAACGCACGGTCAAGAACCATCTCGATCGCGAAGTTGTTAATCCATATGAGCAAGCTAAAAAACAGTATAACCTCGTTAATCCTGCGAAACAACTGGAAGAACCAGAGGGCGAGCCAGATGAGGATGAGGAGGATGACGAAGATGATGAAGTACGAGATGCAGCTGGTTACACCGAACAGGAGATGATGGATCTTAACAAGATTGATCGGACGGTTCCTTATATTATTAATAATCATGAGTTCTGTGAGGAATTTGATCATCACGAGAAGACGGAGTTGTATTATTACCGCTATGATGATGTTTTGTGTGATGAGAGTACTGATGAGGTCTTTGATAGTGACAAAATTGAAGAGACTGTTAGTTATGATGCTTTGAAGGTCTTGGATACTCAGACCACCTGCTACGTACGTAACGAACCCTTGGGGATTGATTATGAAATTGTAGCTATTAATGGTTTTTATGCTCAGACCAAAAATATGAAGCAGAGACCACTCTCTCCTCGTGAGCAATATACTAAGCGGCAGAAGGAGAAAGGTAATGAAGACGAATAGATATTTTGACTTTCTTTGTAGCTTAGTCGGTCGTTCGTATGAGTATGAGCGACTGTTAGAAGAACTACATGGAATAGAATTCTATTCGCTAGTACCAAACGATCATAACCGAGGTGAAGATGGTAAGTATATTCGACATGAATTTATTGATGAGGTAGGCCCAACAGGGTCTCCTTATTTGCCTCAGGGCGAGTGTACAATACTTGAAATGTTGATTGGCTTGTCCAGAAGGTTGGAGTTTGAGACTACGCAGAGTAGATGGGAACGGACGGCGAGTGCTTGGTTCTGGATATTAATTGATAATTTGGGATTGAGTGATTGCACGGACCAGAATTATTTGGAATGTTCCTTTGGAGATGATAGTTATGTGATGAGTGTTATTCAAAAAATGCTTTCTCGCGACTATGAATTCAATGGAAGCGGTGGATTATTTCCTCTAAAACACCCTCAACAAGATCAACGAAGAGTTGAAATTTGGTATCAAATGACCTATTGGGTGATCGAAAATTATCCAATTTAAAGTATCATTTTGTGACACTTTTGTGACACTTTTTTAAGACTTTTTTAAGACCTTAAAAATGAGGTCAAAAAAGTAAGAAAAACCGAAAAAGTGTGACACTTTACTGTCACATTGTGACACTTTTGTGACACTAGTAAAAGCCTGGAAACGCCCTATTCCCAGGGGTTTTGGGGTTTTTGTTACGTTGTTACACTTTTTTCCTTATGTAAAAATAAAAAAAAAGTAATATATATAAAAGATTATAAAAAGTAAAGTGTAACGTAACAACGTCACAAATATCAAAATTTAAGGAGGGATTTAGTGGATTTCTATCAGATCGTTACCAAGCAAAATAAACACTCGTTAGAGATCTACCCCGACTTCAAAGCTTGTCGTTCAAAAGATCTCATGATACGTGGTAAATCGTTTTACGCTATATGGGATCAGGAGAAGAATTTATGGTCAACAGACGAATATGATGTGCAGCGATTAGTTGATCAAGAAATGATGGACTATAAAGAAGAACTTCAAAAAGTCTATGATGGTAAGATTGAAGTCAAAACTATGTTACATTTCTCTACAAATATGTGGAAAAACTATCGAGCCTTTCTTAGAGAGATGTCTGATTGTTCACGACAATTGGATACACAAATAACATTTCTAAATACTCCTGTAAAGAAATCCGATTATGTTAGTAAACGTCTTCCCTATCCTTTAGAAGAAGGATCGATTACAGCATATGATGAAATGATGTCAACACTTTATGAGGAGTCGGAACGAGATAAACTTGAGTGGGCAATTGGGGCTATTATTGCTGGAGATGCAAAAAATATTCAAAAATTTATTGTATTATATGGTGAAGCTGGATCTGGCAAATCCACATTTCTAAATATTGTACAGAAATTGTTTGAGGGTTATTATACCACGTTTGATGCTAAATCCTTAACGGGTAGCAATAATCAATTTTCAACTGAGCAATTCAAATCAAATCCCCTAGTTGCTATTCAACACGATGGTGACCTATCTAAGATTGAAGATAATACTAAACTAAATTCACTCGTATCCCATGAAGAAATGTCGATGCGCGAGTTGTATAAACCATCGTATACCGCTCGCTCTAATGCTTTCTTATTCATGGGAACAAACAAACCGGTTCGTATTACAGATGCTAAGTCGGGTATTATTCGACGACTCATTGATGTGATGCCAAGTGGTCGAAAAGTTGATAATAAAAGATATCACGTTCTAATGAGTCAAATAGATTTTGAGCTAGGCGCGATCGCCTATTATTGTCTGGATAAATATCATCGGATGGGTAAGAATTATTATGGCAGTTACCGCCCATTACAAATGATATATCAAACCGATGTATTCTTTAACTTTGTGGAATCAAACTATCACGTTTTTAGAGAACAAGATGGAGCATCCCTAAGTCAAGCATATGATATGTATAAACAATATTGTGATGAATCACTTGTTGATTTTAAAATGCCAAGACACAAATTTAGAGAAGAATTAAAATCTTATTTTGACACGTTTAGTGATGTAACAAGAATTGATGGTAAACAAGTAAGAAGTTATTATAGCGGATTCTTATACAAGAAGTTTCAAATCATTGATAAACCAAAGGAAGAAGAGAAACCTTATTCTTTAGTTCTTGATGAAAAGACATCGTTGTTAGATGAAGTCTTAGCAAATTGTCCAGCACAATACGCCACTGAGAAAGAAACTCCAGAAAAGAAATGGGCCGATGTTAAAACAACACTGTCAGATCTCGATACTCACAAAACACATTATCTAAGACCCCCGGGTAATCATGTTGTTGTTGATTTTGATTTGAAGGATAAGTCAGGTAATAAATCTGCGCAACTAAATATTGAAGCCGCTTCTAAATGGCCAACTACTTATGCCGAGTTTAGTAAGAGCGGTTGTGGTATTCATTTACATTATATTTATGATGGAGATGTTAATAAGTTACGTAGAGTTTATGATGATGGTATTGAGATTAAAGTATTTACTGGAGCCTCTTCCTTAAGAAGAAAATTCACCAGTTGTAATAATTCACCAATTGCAACTATAAATAGTGGACTACCTTTGAAAGGAGATAAGATGATCAATTTTGATTCGGTGAAAAACGAAAAAGCATTAAGAACTCTTATTGCTAAGAACTTATCAAAAGAAATTCATCCAGGCACAAAACCAAGTATCGATTTCATTTGGCAGATTCTCGAAGACGCTTATACTTCTGGGATCAAATATGATGTAACTGATCTTCGTCCTAAGATTTTAGCTTTTGCTAACAATTCTACAAATCAATCCGACTATTGTATAAAACTCGTGGCTAAAATGCATTTTGCATCCGAGGAAAGTAGTCTTTCCCCAGAAGAATATACAAATGATGACTACATCTTTTATGACGTCGAGGTATTTCCTAATTTGTTTATTATTGTCTGGAAAAAGAAAGATTCAAAAACCTTGGTCAGGATGATCAACCCCAAACCAGAAGATATTGAACCACTTTTGAAATTTAAATTGATTGGGTTTAACTGTCGTCGCTATGATAATCATATTTTATATGCGAGATATATTGGATATGATAATCTTCAACTATTTCAATTAAGTCAACGCATCATTAATAATAGTAAGAATGCTTTGTTTGGCGAAGCTTATAACATTTCATACACAGATGTTTATGACTTTGCTTCAGCAGCCAATAAAAAAAGTCTTAAAAAGTTTGAAATTGAGTTGGGTATTCACCACCAAGAATTAGGTCTTCCTTGGGACGAACCTGTTCCCGAAGAACTATGGGAGAAGGTTGCTAGCTACTGTGAAAACGACGTTGTGGCCACCGAAGAGGTATTTAATTATTTAGCTGGTGACTGGGCGGCTCGTCAGATTCTTGCCGAACTTAGTGGTCTGACCGTTAATGATACAACTAATAGTCATTCCACCAAAATTATATTTGGAAACGAAAAGAATCCACAGTCTCAATTTGTATATACAGATTTGAGTGAGATGTTTCCAGGATATATATTTGAGAATGGTAAAAGTTTCTATCGTGGCGAAGAAGTTGGCGAAGGTGGATATGTATATGCTGAACCCGGAATGTATACTAATGTACCAATTCTAGATGTGGCGTCAATGCATCCGACAAGTACTGAACAACTAAATTTGTTTGGTCCATACACCAAAGTTTTTAGTGAAATTAAAACTGGTCGTGTCTTTATTAAACGTAAAGACTATGATAAAGCTAAAACCATTCTCGATGGTAAATTAATTCCATTTATTGAAAAACTGGAGAACGGAAAAGCTAGTTATACAAACAAAGATCTAGCAGATGCTTTGAAGACAGTTATTAATTCGGTTTATGGACTAACCTCTGCTAAGTTTGATAATAAGTTTAAAGATCCACGTAATAAAGATAATATTGTTGCTAAGCGTGGAGCATTATTTATGATTGATCTGAAGCATGCTGTTCAGGAACAAGGATTTACTGTTGCCCATATTAAAACAGACTCTATTAAAATTCCAAATGCTACCACAGAAATTATTGAATTTGTTGTTGAGTTTGGTAAGAAATATGGTTATGACTTCGAGCACGAAGATACTTATGCTAAATTCTGCCTAGTAAATGATGCTGTTTATATTGCCAAAACCGATGATGGGGAATGGACTGCAACCGGGGCGCAATTTGCTCAACCGTATGTCTTTAAGACGTTGTTTTCAAAAGAACCAATTACCTTTAAAGATCTTTGTGAGACCAAAACAGTAACAACGGCTCTGTATTTAGACATGAATGAAAATCTTCCCGATGGGGAACATAACTATCACTTCATTGGAAAAGCCGGAGCATTCTGTCCTATTCTCGATGGTAGAGGTGGTGGGGTTCTTTTACGAGAAAAAGATGGAAAATACTATGCCGCTGGAGGAACAAAAGGGTATCGCTGGTTGGAATCAGAAATGGTTCAAGAATTACAGAAGGAAGCGGATATTAATCGAGACTATTATAATCGATTGGTAGACGAAGCAGTTAAGGATATTTCTAAGTTTGGGGATTTTGAATGGTTTGTTTCAGAAGACCAAGAGGTTAATGATGATAACCCAATCGGATTTAATGACCCCCCTCCACCATGGTACGCGCCATGTGGAGAAGATAAACAATGTACAAGTTGTGATTCATATCTAGAAGATTCCCAAAATGATCCAAACCCTATATGTCTAAAAGGATATAATTTATTGAGCTTGAAAGGAGCTTAACCATGGTTACAAATCACATTACAATCGAAAATGCCCGTATTGCTTTTAGGAATTTTGCTGGTGAGGCTGGACAGTATAATGCCGCTGGCCGTCGGAACTTTTGTGTCTTTCTTGAAAAAGAGTTGGCCGACACCCTCACAGCTGATGGCTGGAATGTTCGTTGGCTGGAACCTAGGGATGAAGGAGATGATCCTCAAGCCTATATTCAAGTTGCCGTTCAGTTTGGTAAAATTCCACCGAAGATTGTTCTTATTTCAAGCCGCGGCAAGACCCTTCTTGATGAAGAATCAATTAAACTTCTTGATACCGCTGAGATTGCCGAAATTGATCTCATTATTAGACCATACAATTGGGTTCTACATGAAGGAACCAAGAAGGAGATTAGCGGAGTCAAGGCGTATTTAAAATCTATGTATGTTACGTTGGCTGAAGACGAACTCGAAAAGAAATATTACAATCTTCCCACAGAAGGTGTTTCTGAAAGTATAGATGGCGATTAATCTTTATGAACACCAAAAAGATGCGATAGGAAAGCTAAGGTCTGGCTCGATCCTCGTTGGTGGGGTCGGATCTGGCAAATCCTTAACCGCGTTAGCATATTATTATACAGTTGAGTGTGATGGTAAAATTAAAACTAATGGTGAAAGTGGATATTCTCCAATGAAAAACCCAAAAGATTTATATATCATCACAACTGCTAGAAAGCGTGATACATTAGAGTGGGAAAGAGAGTGTGCACATTTTCTACTCTCAACTAAAAAAGAATTAAGTGTTGGCGCGCAAGTCTTTATTGATTCATGGAATAATATTCATAAGTATACTCACGTTAAAGATGCCTTCTTCATATTTGATGAACAGCGTCTTGTTGGAAATGGTGTTTGGGTAAAATCTTTTTTAAAGATTGTAAAATCAAATAGATGGATTTTATTAAGCGCTACGCCTGGAGATACTTGGATGGATTATATTCCAGTCTTCATCGCAAATGGTTGGTATAAGAATCGTACTGAATTTATTAGACGGCATGTTGTATATAATAACTTCTCTAAATTTCCAAAGGTTGATCATTTTATTGAGATCGGTAGATTAATTAAATTAAGAGAAGCAGTTCTTATACATATGCATTATACTCGTCGAACAATCGCTCATGATAAGACTTTAATAGTAGATTTTAATAAAGAACTTTTTGATAAAGTAATGATTAAGCGTTGGAATATTTATGATGAGAAACCAATTAGGGATGTAGCAGAACTCTGCTATGTTTTAAGAAAAATTGTTAATAGTGACCCGAGTCGGATTAAGATTTTAAAAGATCTACTTGATAAACATCCAAAGATTATTGTCTTTTATAATTTTAATTATGAACGTAATTTATTACTTGCGCTCGGAGAAGAGATTGGTATACCAACAACCCAATGGAATGGTTTTAAACATGAAGAGATTCCAAAGACAGATAAATGGATGTATATAGTCCAATACGCCGCTGGGGCAGAGGGCTGGAATTGTATAGAAACAGATACTATTGTTTTCTTTTCACAAAACTATTCTTACAAAGCAACGGTTCAAGCAGCTGGTAGGGTGGATAGACTTAACACCCCATTTACAGATCTTTACTACTATTACCTAAGGTCAAATTCTTTAATTGATTTAGCTATTAAAAAAGCCTTAACCAACAAGAAGAGTTTTAATGAAAATCGATTTATGTCTGTTTAATCTTCTTCGCATAAAAAACACGGCCTCTAATAGAAGGAGAGGATATCTCTCTTTATTTTTTCTGAAAGGAGACTGTTCAAATAATGCGAGAGAATAAATTCCAGTCAGATTTAAAAAAAGATTTGGAAGATTTATTTCCAGGATGTATCATTTTAAAGAATGATGCAAACTATATTCAAGGGTTTCCAGATCTCACCATTTTATATAATCGTCGATGGGCAGTCTTAGAGTGTAAAAGAAGTTTATATGAAGCTTTTCAACCCAATCAAGAATATTATCTTGAGTTGTGTGATCATATGTCTTTTGCATCGATGATTTGTCCGGAGAATAAAGAGAAGGTGTTATATGAACTTCAATGTGCATTTTCGTCTAGAGAATCAACACGCTTTTCTTAGTGCATCCAAATACCATTGGATAAACTATGATGAAGAAAAGTTAATCAATACGTTCAATAGACATCAAGCCACTCAAAGAGGAACTGAACTTCATGAACTTGCTTCTGAATTAATTCGACTTGGTGTAAAACTTCCTAAAGCTAATAAAACATTAAACATGTATGTTAATGATGCTATTGGCTTTAAGATGCAACCAGAACAAGTACTCTATTATTCTGATAATTGTTTTGGAACAGCTGACACAATCTCTTTCAGAAATAATAAATTAAGGATTCATGATTTTAAAAGTGGAGAACATCCAGCATCAATGAAACAACTTATGGTTTACAATGCATTATTCTGTTTGGAATACCGCATGAAGCCAAATGAAATTGAAACCGAACTACGACTCTATCAATCCGATGAGGTTATAACACATGTTCCAGAAGCGGATGAAATATTTCGTATAATGGATAAAATTATAACTTTTGACAAAATAATAGAACAAACAAAGATTGGGGGATAATGGGTCATGAGTGATGAATTAAAACATTATGGCATGCCTAGACGTTCGGGGAGATATCCTTGGGGATCTGGACAAGAACCATATCAAAGAGCCGTCAGTTGGCGCCAACACATTAAAGAGCTTCAAGATCGCGGTCTCAGCGAAGTGGATATTGCCAAATATGAAGGCATAAAAGTCACTCAATTAAGAGCCCGAATGTCCCTATCAAGAACTGAAAAATTTAATACCGAAAGAAATATTGCTCTAACTTTAAAAGATAAGGGTTACTCCAATATGGAAATCGGTAGACGTATGAACATGAATGAATCTTCTGTTCGAAATCTTTTAAATCCCGTATTAGCTGAAAGAGCGGCTATTGTTAATAAAACAGCTAATGTTTTAAAAGATAGTGTGGATCGCAATAAATACATTGATGTTGGTACTGGCATTGAAAATCGAATGGGTGTTAGCCGAACCAAACTAAATAATGCGGTTGCACAATTAGAGGAACAAGGTTATAAAGTTCATAACGTCAACGTCCCACAAGTTGGTATTCCAGGACAGTTTACAACATTTAAAGTCTTAGGGAGGCCTGATTCGGATTGGAAATCCTTAGTCAATGACATTAGTCAAATTAAACAAATTGATGCTGCTTCAGAAGATTATGGAAGAACCTTCACTTCCGATCTTGGATTAAAACCAATTCAACATGTCTCCTCAGATCGAATTAAAGTTCGATATGCAGAAGAGGGTGGCAGCGATCGAGATGGTGTAATTGAGATGCGCCGAGGAGTTGAAGATTTAAATCTCGGGAATTCCAAGTATGCTCAAGTTCGAATTGGCGTTGATGGAACTCACTTCTTAAAAGGTATGGCTATTTATAGCGACGATATGCCAGATGGAGTTGATTTAGTATTTAATACTAATAAGCATGATACCGGCAATAAATTAGACGCTATGAAGAAATTAAAAAGAGACAAAGAAACTGGTGAAATTGACCAAGACAATCCCTTTGGTGCCACAATTAAAAGAGAGGTTGACCCATTTGGTAATTTAATCTCTGCCCAACGAGGCGCTTTAAATGTTGTTAATGAAGAAGGTGATTGGGAGAAGTGGTCAAAAACAATCTCCTCACAGGTACTGTCTAAACAATCTGTACCAGTAGCCAAAATGCAGCTAGGATTGGCGCTTGCTCAAAGAAAAGAAGAATATGATGAAATTTCTCAATTAACTAACCCAGTAGTTAAGAAAAAACTTCTTATGGAATTTGCTGATGAGTGCGATTCCGCTTCGGTTCATTTGAAAGCTGCTGCTTTACCTCGACAAGCCAACAAAATTATTCTTCCTCTTCCTGGTATTAAGGAAACCGAAGTTTATGCTCCAACATTCAATAATGGCGAACCAGTTGTCTTAATAAGACATCCGCATGGTGGAACTTTTGAAATTCCTCAATTAGTAGTTAATAACAACTCAAAAACTGGTAAATCGGTGATAGGGAATGATGCGTTAGACGCTATTGGTATCCATCCTAATGTGGCCAAAAAACTTTCAGGTGCTGATTTTGATGGCGACACAGTTATTGTCATTCCTAACAATAGAGGGTTGATAAAATCATCAGCTTCTTTAAAAGCACTTGAAAATTTCGATCCAGTTGAGAGATATGCGCCTTTTGATGGAATGCGAACTATTGATGGTGGAACTTATAATGCAAAAACCAGAGAAGTTGATTTTGGAGGTAAAAAACCAAGAGCCCAAACTAAACAAACAAAAATGGGCGAAGTTTCTAATCTAATTACTGATATGACCATCAAAGGAGCCAATCCTGATGAAATCGCCAGAGCTGTTAAACATTCAATGGTTGTTATTGATTCTGAAAAACATCATTTGGACTATAAACGTTCATATGATGAAAATGGGATTGCAGCATTAAGCGAAAGATATCAGAATGGACTTCGAGGCGGAGCCTCAACTCTCGTATCAAAAGCTTCTTCCGAAGTACGAGTTAACGAAAGAAAACCACGTAGTGCCCAAGATGGTGGACCAATTGATCCGGCTACAGGTAAGAAGGTTTATACATATACTGAGGAAAAGTATGTTAATAAACAAGGTAAAACTGTTTATAAAAAGACTCCTTCTACTAAGATGGCCGAAACAGATGATGCATTTACTCTGTCTTCTGGAAGACCTATTGAAATTGCCTATGCCGAGTATGCAAATAGTCTTAAATCATTAGCTAATAATTCTAGAAAAGAAGCCTTATCAATAATTCCAAATCCTCGGAACACATCTGCTTCTAAGGTTTATGCTAAAGAAGTTGAGAGTTTGAATTCTCAATTAAACTTAGCCGGTATGAATAAACCTTTAGAAAGAAATGCCCAGGTTCTGGCAAACTCTATCGTTACTCGGAAGAAATTGGCCAATCCAGATCTAGATAAGGATGACATTAAGAAGATTAAGAATCAAGCATTGGCCGAGGCCCGAGCTAGGACCGGCGCTAAGAAGACCCCCATCAACATCTCTGATAAAGAATGGGAGGCTATTCAAGCAGGGGCCATTAGTCCTTCGAGACTGGCCCAGATCCTACAGAATGCAGATTCTGATAGAGTGAAGTCTTTAGCCACCCCCCGTACAAAAACAACCATGACCCCTGCAAAGATCAACCGAGCTAAGAGTCTTCTTGCCTTAGGTCACACAAGATCAGAAGTAGCGGAAGCATTGGGCATATCAACCAGCACATTGTCCGCCGCCTTAAAGTAACCACCCTCTACCTCCTTGGAAAGGGGTGGGTTGATTGATTGGTCTGCTAATTCTTGAGATTAATAGCTAACTAACCGCTAATAGATAGTCTACTTTGACATCCCCCCAGTCAATGTAACAACTATCTGCTATTAGATTCACAAGAATCTATGACTACCGACTAACTATTAACCCCCCCTTGAGAAGGTTGACTATACTAACCATCGACAATACCTATGTATAACTGCATATCAAAGCAGGAAAGGAGCGCCATGATAGAGCCAGAAGATGCAATGCTAACAACAGTTGACAATCCATTCAGTCCCTTCACCCAATACGATGCTTGGCAAGCATGGGACGAGGATCATGGCTACTTCAGCGCTGGATTGCTAGCGAGAGAAGCCAAAACTAGTAATGAATTGTCGGAGACCGACGAAGCAATCGCTATTAATCAAGCGATTGATCGCATTGTTAAAGAAAATCTTTCAGGAATGCACAAGAAAGTGCTGCCATAGGGGGAGGGTCTCGTCTTTTATACCCCCCCTCCATCAT